GTGTTTCCTGTTGTTGCACCCTTTGTAATATTGGTAATTGAAACACCTGGAACACCATTTGTTACATCATAAGTGCTTGTTGAACCATCACAATATGTAATTGTGTATGTGTCTGTAAGTCCAACTGTTGCTGTTTTTGCAATTGTATCAATTGCTTTCATTGTTCCAAGCTGTGACCAAGAACCACCGCTTAACTTCCAAATAATGCCTGTTGATACATTGAAATACACTGTACCTTCAATGTAAGTTCCAACCGGTGAAGTTGGACTTGTGACATCCGTTCCAAACTTAATCTGTGCAAGGTCAACTGCTTCATTTGCATTCTGATTAATTTGGTAGATTGCGTCATGGATAGACTGTCTTACGTCTTTCAAAATGTTATCGTAAAGGCTTTTTATCCCTTACTTCTTATAGTTTCCTATAAGTTCAGCATATCTTTTCATCCACTTGGGATGGTGTGGACTCGTGGGAAGATTATATTCTGTAAACAGTTTCACTTCCTATGCGTTGCGTGTGACCAATATATTATTATTAGCCTTCCACTCTGATTAGCATGCGCTTGTGCGTTTAGCCTTCCAGTTTTCTTCCACACTGCACTTATTTAATTGCTTAAATAAGGGGCAAAGATTTACCATAGATTGCCTTGAGTATGTTCTGCAAGGCTGTGTTAATGTCAATCATGTTTTACTCCCTTCTTATGTTTATATAGCATCATTTTTACCGACTAATATTCCTTCTCTAAATCTTAATGCCTCCCATTTTTCTTCGTTATCAACATATGCCATAAAAGAAAATGCTTTTGTGCTTTTTCCCCCTTCACTTCCTGCTGAATAACTATTAGATGCCACCGATTCCGCATTCAATGATTCTGTGGCGGAAACAGCATAACAAGATATTGTTCTATTTGTTTTAATAGTTCCGTTTTCTAATTGTGCGTATGCACCATCCGAATGTTTACTTTCTATATTTCCATTGAATGTTGCATTTGAGCAACTCATATTTCCAGAGTTGTCAACACTAAAATTTGAACCAATGCTGATTGTTCCACCATTGATTGTTTGACCCTTTATTGTTCCGCCATCCAACCTGTCACAATTCATAGTTCCTGTTGTTATATAGTTTGCATTTATTTCGCCATCCATTGTCATTGCAACATCGTAATCATCCCATGTTCCATCGGATTTTCTTTTTCTATACCCAAAACCATTTTCATTCCATCTCCACATTTTCTGCGCTGTGTTAATGTCTGGTGTATCCATAATTAAGATTTCATAAACAACACCATTGTCATTAGTATGGAAAACAACATGTCCGTTTGTTCCTGCTCCGTTAATAAGTGCAGTTGCATTCTTTTTAGCTGCGTTTAGGATGCTGTCCTTGTTTGGCATTATCTTTTCAAGTTCTGTTATACTTTCGGCATTTTGCGCTGTGATGCTCTTTGTACCTTCTGAACCAATTACGATTTTATTATTTGCAAGGTTTAACAAGTCCGTTTCACGTTCTCTAACAGGAAACCAAGCATCCATGCCCATTGGTTCACAAATTGCTCTTACATAGTCACCAACCGCATAATTATCAATGTCACTATACAGAATTGATAAATCAACCGCTGATAATTTCAAAGTTAGTTTTGCATATTGTGAACTCTGCAGATAATTAATGGCAGCAGTCACAAGTGCTTTTGGGTCTTTCAGGACATTAAAATGAACAACCTTTGTTATTCTGCCGATTCTGTTTATTGCGCCTTGTAATTCAACATAGTTTTTACCATTGTTTGCGCTTTCGCATGTCAAATAGTTTTCATAACCTTCTATTCCACCATCTTCTATTGTTGCGCCTAATGGAATACATACTGTTGCAATCTTTTCTCCTGTGCTTTCTTCTGCATAATCAAGAAGATTTTCACCGAACATGATATTCTGATCCGAATGTTTTCCATAAGAACTAATGGGCATTATATCGATGTATCTAACCTTATTCACATGCCGAATTCTAAAATATTCTTCATCTTCACATAAATGATTTCTTATTGCATCAAGTGAATATTCCCAATCAGTCACAATTTCCATTGAAGAACTTGAATTGTTTCCAATCATTCCAATTTCAAATTCTTTTCCAGAACCACACATTGAATTATGATGGTTTAATATTTCTTGTAATATCTGGAACTTTGTTCCTTTTAATGTTCTCTGTGGTTGAACTGTATCATTAAGGTAAATTGCTTCACCTACCACATAAATTATTTTATTTTTGCTAAAATCAACTGATATATCCCTTACATCGCCATACCATATTTCAACATTATCTTTGTATACAATAATTTTTCCGTTTCTTTCCTGCAGTTCATCATAAATTGGATTGCTATATGGAATTGTTATATCCATATATCCTGCATCGTTTAATTTTTCATGTATAACTGCATTTTTTACGTTACATTCTGCAGAATTTGGATTGTAAAGGGTTTTACCATCTAATGTAATTTCAAACACTATAAACTACCCCCTCTGTAATTGATTGAAAACTTTCCGTTTCCTTCAAATATCAAAATGCTTTCTGCTGAATCGTTAATTGTTATTGCATAAATTTTATTTTCACCAAGTGATAAATTAATCACTCTTGTATCACCATATTTTTGAATGGTAAGGTATGTATTTATATTCGTGACAATAATTGTTGGTGAAACTGGCATATTACCTTTTGGAATAGTAATTTCTGTATGTCCTGTGATTGTATATTCTGATGCATCTGTTACATGACCGGTTTCAAAATTGAATGAATCCCACAGCCAATCTTCATTGAATGCAACTACATCGTATTTGTAAGGGTCAGCACATGGAACATCAAGAACAAACTTTCCAATATTTCCTTCACGTTCAAAATCAATTAATTGACATCGACCATACCAATAATATGCTGAATCATTATCGAATATTAATTTTACTAATTGACCATCAAAAACATTTCTTAAATTTGAAATGTCACTATCCCAATCTTCAGCATCATCTAATCCTGCCAGGTGTACTGATATATGTCTTGATTTATATGTTACCCTTCCTGTTAGTGCTTCTGATATGTCTAACATGCCATTTCTACCCTTAACAGTGATATAATCACTATTTATTTCAGGGGTAGAAATAGAACATGCATTTGTTATTATTAAATTTAAGTCATCATAAGAATGATAACTTGTGTTAGTTTTAACAACCTGTATTGTTACACCATCTGTTTTATTTAACATTATCTGTAACCCTCTCTTGCGGAAATCTGTCCAAGTGCGCTATTCATAGCAGGTGCTGTTGCTCCAACAAGTGCGCCACTATCCAACATTATCTGCATATTTGCCAATTGTGGAAGATACCTATTGAGCAGATCCAAAACTCCATCATTTGATGATGCATTATAATTTGATGCATATGATGTATTTACATCTAATTGTTTTGGGTCTAATGCATTTTGCATAACATCCATTGAATCTTCAAGAACATCTGTGTTTCCTTCAATACCAACTGCAATTCCTGCAGGAATCCATTGACCAATTTCATCACGGAATAATTTTGATGGTGAACCTATTTCGAATAGTCCTTTTAACTTTTCAACAAGTTTATTTCCAAGTCCAAGCACATTTTCAACAAGTTTATCCCATTGTGCCTTTATTCCTTCCCATAAACCACCAACAATGTCTTTTCCTACTGATGCGATGTCTTTTATTCCGGAAATAAGTCCTTTTACAATTGCACTTATAATTTGTGGAACACGAAGCATTAAGTCTGGTAATGATTTTATTAATCCATTAGCAAGTGCAAGGATTATTTCAAGTGCTGCTGTTAATAACTTTGGCGCATTCCTAACAAGTGCTTCAACAAGTTTCATTAATATTTCGGGTGCTTTTTCAATTAACTTTGGAACTGCTTCCGAAAGTCCTAATGCTAAACCGATTATTAATTCAATGCCTGCATCAATAATTAAATCTATATTGTCAAGTAAACCATCTGAAATTGCCATTACTGTGTCAAGCAATGCAGGAATAAGTTCTGGTAAACTTTGACCGATTGTTGTTGCTAACTGAACAATTATTTCAATTGCAGCCTTTGCAATCATTGGCAAATTGTCAAGAATACCTTTTCCAAATGCAGAAATTAATTGAACCGCTGCTTCTGTGATGTCTGGTAGTTTTTCAACGATTTTAGCAAGGAATTCTGAAAGAAGATTTCCTAATTCATCCATCGCACCTGTCAAACCACCTTCTTTGAATGCTTCTGTTAATGATGAAAGACCTTCTGAACCAAATTGCACAAATTCCCTTAATGTAGGTGTAAGGCCATCTGAAACTGCAATTTTTGCACCTTCTAATGCAGATTGAAATAAAGTAATGTCACCGCTTAAATTATCAAGCTGTGTATCTGCCATTGTTTGCGCAGCACCGCTTGTTTCATCAAATGCTGTTTGTAAAGCACTTAAATCT